GCTACCAAAGCCCGGATTCTTGCAAAAGGCATGTCGAAGTTGGTTATTCCGATTGCAGACCAAAAGGCAACGTTCATTGTCCTTAACCAATTAAAGACCAATATTCCACAAGGACCTATGGCTCGACAAATAGCGATGACTACTCCATATGTCACACCCGGTGGTAAAGCGATGCACTATTCGTATTCGTTGCGTATTTGGCTAACCGGTCGTAAGTCTAAGGCAGCAGCCGTATTGGACGATAAAGGGTTCAAAATTGGTTCCGAGGTCAAGGTGAAGCTTGAAAAGTCTCGTTTTGGGACTGAAGGCAGGAACTGTACATTCAGGATCTTGTGGGGAACTCAAGACATTGGAATCCAAGATGAAGAATCGTGGTTTGACGCAGTTAAAAGCTCAAATTACATGCAATCGGCAGGTTCATGGTACACATTGACATCTGGAGATTATTCTAAGAAGTTCCAGCCATCAAAGTGGACTGAGCTTGTTAAGACCGATGAAGAATTCAGAACCAAGGTGCTTGAGCTTATGGAAACAGAAGTGATTCAGAAGTTTGATAAGAGGCAAGGTAACGCTGCTGATTATTATGATGAAGACGAGAAATGAGCAAGACTCATCATGACATGTGCGGTGCTTGCGAGAAGGTCTCTCTGGAACACACCCCAGAGGGCTTTCCACAGCCGGGAGAAATAGCAGAAAGAATTTTGTCCAAGAATCCGGATTGGGCAAAGCTCCATAACATGATATCTGTAGCGATCTCGCGAAGAGATAAAATGTGGCATGATTACACAAATAACACTTGACATATGGCCTCTGGTGGGATATAATAATAATGTAACTAAGGGGGTTATGTGTCAAACTATCTAGGCTATGCTTGTATCAATCAAGGCTTTTCTTCGCTGCCAAAGTCGCAGCGTATCACAACTAACCGTACCATGATCAAGCGGACATTCCATGATCGTGGCATTGAGTATGCTTCTGAGCTTGCTCTACAAAATCTACGCGATTTGCATACTATTCTTGAGTGGAATCTTGCCAATGATATTTACTTTTATCGGCTTTCTTCCGATATTATTCCATGGGCATCCGAGTATGACCTCGTAGACATGCCTAATTTCGGTGCTATACACGCCGCTGCACTCAAGGCGGGCAACTTTGCCCGTAAGCACGGAATGCGCCTCACATCGCATCCTGGCCCGTTTAACAAGCTGGCATCCCCCAAGGAGCGTGTGTTCGAACTCACCAAGACTGACTTGTCTGTTCACGGTGACTTGTTTGACCTTATCGGTTTGCCTCGCACTCCGTATGCCAAGCTCAATATTCATGTCGGTGCAGCCTACGGCGACAAGCCGTTCGCACTTGACAACTTCTGTCGCAACTTCGAACGCTTGCCGGACAATGTTCGCTCTCGTTTGACTGTTGAGAATGATGACAAAGAGTCTCTGTATTCTACGCTAGAGCTGTATGAAGGTGTGTACAAGCGCATTGGCATTCCCATTGTGTTTGATTATCACCACCACATGCTACATCCCGGTGGTCAGACCGAGCAAGAAGCACTTGAACTTGCTCTGTCCACATGGGGTGATATCAAGCCGGTTGTGCATTATGCCGAATCTCGTTCGCTTGAGCACAACAATCCGAAGATTAAACCACAAGCACACTCTGATCTCGTATACAACACGCTTGAAGATTACGGCAATACTTTCGACATTATGATTGAAGCCAAGCACAAAGAGCTTGCTTTATTGCAGTATCGTGATATACTAAACAAGAGGAATGTGGCGTGATTAGAGATTTTATCAACAAAATAAAACTTAACAAAATTAGAAAGAAAATCAGTAAACTGCAAAAAGAGGCCATGCTGTGTCAACGTAATGGCAACCTGCGGCAATATGCTTCAATTAACAAAGAGATTAGTGAACTAGAAAAGCTTTTGGTTCAACAAGATGAATAGAATTGACCACTTAGCCCTAGTTGTTGATGACCCCACATTGGCAGCCAAATGGTATGAGTTTAATTTTGACGCTGAGTTACTGTATGCAGATGAGACATGGGCTTTTGTAGAGTTTGAGAACATTAAAATGGCATTTGTCAAAAAAGGAATGCATCCAGCACATTTTGCTTTTGAGGTTGACAATTTTGAAAATGTCGAAGGTAATATTAAATCACATAGAGATGGCTCCCGCTCTGTGTATAAAAAAGATCCCTGGGGCAACATTTACGAGTTAATTAATTATGAATATGAAGAATAAAGAAAATAAAAGAGTGTTGATTATTGACGCCTTGAACATGTATATCAGAGCGTATATTGTAGACCCAAGTTTGTCACATCATGGCCAACCGATAGGGGGCCTTAAGGGTTCTCTAAAGATCCTACAGAAGTTGGTTAGGACAACAAAGCCTGATAATATTATCATTGCGTGGGATGGACCGGATGGCTCGCGAAAGCGCAAGACTATGGACAAAAACTACAAGTCTGGTCGCAAGCCGATCCGCCTCAACAGGGCGTTTCACAATCTTACGGCTGATGAAGAGATTCAAAACAAGATTTGGCAGCAAAGCCGCTTGATTGAATATCTAAACCAGATGCCGATTGTCCAAACAATGATAGAACAGGTAGAGGCAGATGATGTGATTTCCCATGTGTGTGGTCTTAAACATTACGACGGCTGGCAAAAAATTATAGTCTCCAATGATAAAGATTTCATGCAACTTTGTGACGAAGAGACAGTCCTCTGGCGACCTATAAAAGATGAGTTTCTAAACACTAATAGGATCATAGAACAAACAGGAGTACACCCTACCAATATGGCTCTAGCGAGGGCTATCATCGGAGACACCTCCGATAACTTGCCCGGCGTTAAGGGTGTTGGCTTTGGTACCGTCGCCAAGCGTTTGAACTTTTTGTCGGATGAGAAGACGTTCACAATTGATGATGTGATCGGTCACTGTGAACAGCAACTTGAAGAAAGCAAACTGAAAGTTTATAACAATATTGTAGAAAATAAAGAGCTGATTGAACACAACTACAAAATGATGCAGTTGTATTCCCCACAGATGTCAATTCAATCCAAGATCGTTGTCAAAGAATCAGTAGAAAATTTTGATTTTAATTTTAACAAAACTTCAATATTGGGCATGATGATCGATGATGGATTTGGTGAGTTAAATTGGGAAGAACTTAAGACTCACTTAAACAAGATTGCGAACGAAGGTATTGACGTCGCAGTCTAATAAACTAACTTTTAACTTGACTTTACGCTTGTAGGCGTTATAGTTATTTCACTGAACGAGAGGCGCATGCAGGCAGAAAAAATAGACTTTAGTAGATATGGCAAATCTTTCCAAGAAGGCCTCGTTCAATTAATATTAGAAGAACGTGAGTTTGCTGATCAGATTAGTGAAGTACTGGACATTAATTTTCTTGAATTAGAATATCTTAAGATGTTTGTAAGTAAATTACTGAAGTATAGAAACAAGTATTCTAAGCACCCGTCGCGCGAAGCGTTGGTAACCATATTAAGAACAGAATACGTTAATGAAGATGAAGTTGCTTATAATCAATTAATGGATTATTGCAAAAAGATTGATATACATGAGGTAACCGATGTAGAATATATCAAAGAAATTTCATTAGAATTTTGCCGTAAGCAAAAGCTGAAAGAGGCTATGATTGAGTCAGTTAACCTGCTGCAGGCCTGCTCTTTTGACGAAATATCCAAGGTGATCAACGATGCCTTAAAGTTGGGTTCTGATAATAATTTTGGTTATGATTACTTAGCAGACTTTGAAGAACGCTTCAAGCCTAAGTTCAGAAATCCGGTAACCACAGGTTGGCAAGAGATCGACAATATTAGTAGTGGCGGTCTTGGTAAAAGTGAACTTGGTGTTGTTATCGCCCCCACCGGTGCGGGCAAGTCAATGATTCTTGTACATCTTGGTTCTCAAGCATTAAAAGAGAAAAAAACGGTGGTACATTATACATTAGAGCTTCAAGATACCGTTGTCGCATCACGATATGATAGCTGCATTACCAGTTATCCTTTGTCCGACCTCAAGAATTTTAAAGATGAAATTTATGATGTGGTAAAAGATATCGAAGGCAAGTTAATAGTCAAAGAATACCCAACAAAATCAGCATCCACAAACACCATTAAAACCCATTTATCAAAATTAATTAAAAGAGGTATTAAGCCCGGGCTAATTGTGGTTGACTATGCTGACCTACTTAAGCCTGTGGTTATTCGTAAAGAAAAACGCAACGAGCTGGAATCTATTTATGAAGAACTCAGAGCGATATCTCAAGAATTTGAATGTCCAGTCTGGACCGCCTCACAAACTAATCGCTCTGGCTTGAATGCGGAAGTGATCACAATGGAGCAAATTTCAGAAGCATTTAATAAATGTTTTGTTGCAGATTTTATTTGCACTATATCGCGTACCATTGAGGATAAACAAAAAAATCAAGGAAAAATGTTTATCGCAAAGAATAGAAACGGACCTGACGGTATTATTTATGATATATTCATGGATACTTCAAATGTATGCATTAAGATGCTACCCAAGGTTTCCGTAAATACCGCTAACGCTACACTGCCGATGAACCCAGTGCCGGTTACAGCAAAAGAGCAGAGGGGAATCCTCCAAAATAGATATGAGAAGTTTAAAACAAAAAGGAGATAACTAAAACATGAGAACTATTGACAGCATCAGAAAATTCAAATTATCAGACACATTTATTGACCAATACAAGGAACAGCAAGTGCCATGGGGCCCTCTTGGATATATTACTTTTAAGAGAACATATTCAAGAAGACTCAACGAATTCGACCCAGCAGCCACAGGTACCGAAGAGTGGCATCACACTTGCAGGCGTGTTATTGAGGGCATGTTTAATATGCAAAAGCAGCATGTTTTTATATTAGGCCTTGAGTGGAATGACGCCAAAGCCCAGCGAACTGCAAAAGATGCGTATGATCGCCTATTCAATTTGAAATGGACTCCACCTGGCCGCGGCTTGTGGATGATGGGTACTAAATTTATTGAAGAGAGAACCGCTGCCGGTTTGTTTAATTGTGCGTTCCGCTCTACTAAAGAGATTTCTACAAAGGGCGGCTATCTTTTCGCATGGATCATGGACGCGCTGATGGTTGGCATCGGCGTTGGTTTTGATACTTTGGGAGCCGGCACTGTAAAGATCGCTGAACCTCAATACAGTGGCGAGACCCACTTTGTTGAAGATTCTCGGGAAGGGTGGGTTGAATCGGTAAGAGTATTATTGAATGGCTACTTTTTTGGAAATCAGATACCTAAATTTGATTATTCTCAAGTGCGCCCATTCGGTGCAGCAATCAAGGGTTTTGGTGGCACGTCCTCTGGTCCGCAACCTTTAATTGAGTTGCACGAAAATTTAAAAGAGCTGTATGATTCCAGAATTGGACAATTGATTACCTCTGTAGACATTGTTGATACGGAAAACTTGATTGGTCGCTGCGTGGTATCGGGGAATGTCCGTCGATCCGCTGCATTAGCTATGGGTAGTCACGATGACACTCACTACCTTGAAATGAAGAACGACCAAGAAAAACTTTATCATCATCGTTGGGGTTCAAATAATTCTTTTCATGCTTTGGTCGGTATGGATTACACATGGCATGCAAAGCAGAGTCAGATTAACGGCGAACCGGGTTACATTTGGTTAGATAACGCCCGCACCCGCGGCCGTATGGCTGATCTACCCAGAGACGATGATAAGAATGTTATGGGGTTCAATCCTTGTGTCGAGCAGCAGCTTGAAGACGCTGAACTGTGTTGCCTAGTAGAGACTTTTCCGGCTAAGCATGAAACTTATGAGGATTATTTAAAAACTCTTAAAATAGCTTATCTTTATGGCAAGACTGTAACGCTGTCAAATACTCACTGGCCCGAAACCAATGCAAAAATGTTGAAAAACCGCCGCATTGGATTATCGCAGTCTGGGGTTGTGCAGGCATTCAACAAACACGGCCGCCGCGAAATGTTGAATTGGTGCGACAATGCGTATGAGCACGTGAAGCAGTTAGATGAAGAATACTCAAATTGGCTCTGTATCCCCAAGTCTGTGCGAATGACGAGCATCAAGCCTTCTGGAACAGTGTCTCTGCTAAACGGTAGTACTCCTGGCGTTCATTTTCCTGAAGATGAGTATTACATCCGGCGTATTAGATTTTCAAAAGACAGTTCTATGGTTGACGCCTTGCGTAAAGCAGGTTATAAGACTGAAGAAGACAAATACACACCTAATACAATATGTGTTGAGTTCCCAGTTAAGGAGCCGTACTTTGTTAAAGGCAAGAAGGACGTTAGCATGTGGGAACAATTGGAGATCGCAGCGCAGTATCAGCATTACTGGGCGGACAACTCAGTTTCAATCACGGTAACGTTCAAGCCCGATGAGGCCGCACAAATTAAGAGTGCGTTAGAGATGTACGAGACAAGATTAAAAGCAGTATCGTTTTTGAAATACGAAGAAACCGGCTATGAGCAAGCGCCGTACGAGCCAATCAGCAAAGAAACGTATGAGCAGCTTTCCGCAAATATAACCCCGATTATAAAGCTAGATACAGAAAGTGGTAGCGGTACCAAGTTCTGTGACGGCGAATCGTGTGTTGTTTAGGGGGAAAATTGAAGAATTTTAATCACTTACTGGAAAAGCGCGAACTACTTATTAATTGTAAGTTAAGAGACACTAGCAGATGCCTGTGGAAACCGACTGGAAATATTAAAGCCACCGCCGGTAGCAACGTCTGCGTATCAATGGTTTGTGAGAATTGTTCGGCAAGAACGAACCTTTTTCTTGAGCAGGCCCAATATCAAATTCATGAAAAGTTATTACTAAAGGAGATTAGTCATGTTTAAACCCGTCAACAGATATGTTCTTATAGAGAACAGAGCACAAAAATCAGATACGGAGACGCCCGCGGGCATCCTATTGCCCGATGATTATAAGGCTATTGAAGAAAGATATGTAGAAACTGCTGTGATATCATGGGCCGAAGATGTGAGGTTTAATTTAAAACAAACAGATTCTATCATTGTTGATAATTCTATGATTGAAGAAATAACTGTGAATAACTTGACTTATTCTGTTGTACAAGATAATTATATTGTTGGTATTGTACGAAAATAGGAAATTATATACATGGATAAGAATTTTTACAATGAGGCCTCAGCAGCCAAGTTGGGTTGGGAACCGTCGTGGTTCGGGGAAAAGTTTTTTGATGACAAGTTAACGCGCGCGATAAAGTCATTTCAACGTAAGCTTGGGCTATCACCCGATGGACTCTGTGGTCCTGCTACCTTTAGGCGCCTATGGACAAATAGGCAAGAAAATATCGATGATCATATTCCGGATAAATGCCAGTATTCAAATTACATTGTTTTTAATGGCAACTTTACACACATTGATTGGGAAAAAGTTGTGCTGTGGTCAGAGCCTAATGGTTTAAAATCAAAACGCGGGACTTACTACGATTATACCGGCCGCCCAAAGCGCAAAATTAGATATTTTGTTAACCACTGGGATGTGTGCCTCAGCTCTAAATCTTGTCAGAGGATTTTAGACAAAAGAGGAATTTCTGTGCACTTCCTTATTGACAATGACGGGACCATATATCAAACTATGGATATGCAACATGCCGGCTGGCATGCCGGCTCTGAAAGAACCAACAGACCCTCTATCGGTGTTGAGATCTCAAACGCTTATTATCCAAAATACCAAGACTGGTATATTAAGAATGGCTTTGGAGAACGGCCAATAATTGAAAAGGCATATATCAATGGTAACGAGCTAGGCCCATTTATGGGGTTTTATCCCAAACAGTTAGAAGCGCTCAAGGCTCTTTGGAAGGCGGTCCACGAATCTACAGGTATACCCTACGAGACCCCCCTTAATCAGTTCGGTAAGACATCAAATTACTATGAGCAACAGGTGGCATACGGCAAGTTTAAAGGTTTTGTTAGTCATTATCATGTTAGCAAGAGGAAGATCGACTGCGCCGGGTTAGATCTTAAAGCGCTGCTTGATGAAATAAAGGAAGAACAAGGTAGTTGACAACTTGTGCTATCTAAGTTATAATACTTTAAACATAATCTAGGAGAAACATGTTTACAAACTTATTGCTATCGCTGTGCCTCATGGGCTCAGCAAATGCTAGTGACTTGAGCGCTAGCGAGACGTCTTATTCAGGCGCATCTATCTTAGAAGGAGACTGGGACGTATCGTTTGAAACCGCTACTGACATCGCTGGCAGTGAGGGCCGATTTCCGTACGCCTTTTTTGAAGGGAATACGCTTTACGTTGGGAACTCGGATGTTTATGATAACACCATTGATGCCATTGTGGAATTTTTCTGGTTCCAATCGTCGATTGATAGGGGTACAGATTTTTATGTTGCCGTCATCAAAACACGGGTTACACCGGGACATGACTGCTACTACGCACCCTGGGATTGGGCAAGAGGAGCACAATGTAAGCTATGGGCAGACGAGTGGAGTGATTGGGGTGAACATCCCGTTCTAAGTGTAGAGGCTATGACCGATGTGGAGCGCGAACAGGGCGCCTTCCGCTGGGATTGGTCTGTTCCGTTTGAGTCATATGGCATTGATGCTTATGGACAAGTAACATTTCAGAACGCATATGGTATTGGCTCTGATTCCGAGGGCGCTGTGATGGCTCACGGAGAATATAAGATCGAGGAAGAGGGCACTGAGATGCAAGCTGCCGGTAACCTCCAAGTAAAGGGTTATCATTCGTCAGAATACTCAGTGCAGACTCAATACGAAGTCACTCTCTATGAGTGGGATGTGTTTGTTGATGGACGCGCTGATCTAATGGCGTGGGACATGTATCTAAACCTTGGAGCCAGAGAAACACAGTCAGCATATCATGAATACTTTTTGAGTGTTCAGGTAGAAGAAGGTATGCCCTTTATGATAGATCAGTTAAACTTTGTGGGAAACTTTGATACTGGCTGGTATGATCCCTTTCATCACGAACTTGGGGTGACCCTGAGTGATTTGGTGATCTCGCAACCATTCTTTATTCCTGCCGATGAGCCTGATGACGAAGAAGAACCAGTTGTCACAGACTCCGGAGAGCCTCCAGAAGTGGAAGACACAGGCTCGGAACACGAAGAAGATACAGATACCGGAGACTCGTTTGAGTTCACTGAAAACACAGGGAGTCCGAGTCCGAAGGATCCCGCGGGGTGTAACAGTGTGTTAAGAAGCCGCGGCAGCTTGTATGTTGTCTTTATGGCTGCACTAATGACACTTGGTCTCAGAAGGGAAGATTGAGAACAAGTTATCGCGATGTTGTTTTGGGTAGCAGTTTTGACGCAGTTCTATTCGCTTTTATTAACCATTACCCTATTTTTTTTGACCAACCTCAGCGGCCGTTTAGGTTTGATTACTTGACACCAGAAACCGATCTAGATAGCCTGAAGCTACCCAGACAAAAAAATGTCTTAAGTACTTTTAAGGGCGACCAGTTTACTGGCATGCCAAAAGATTTGCTCTGGGAAAGAATGCTTTTTCTGCTTTCTTTAGATGGCTTGGCTCCACTAGCAGGTCTTTGCACAAACATACGACATTATGTCAACTCTTTTCAGTGTTTTAACGAATATTCTAAAATTTGTGATGTTTATTTTGATAAATTACACGACTTTACACAAAAGCCAAAGAACAAAAAATACGTTTGTTACGATTGGATAGCTTTTAATAGTGGCGGGAAACATGAAATTGATTTTATTGAAACAGAAGATAAGTTTGTTAAAGAAATATGGTTTTATTCTTCCGATAGAATATGCGGCAACACCAAAGTAAAGGATGCATGTGCAGTTTCTTTTATTGATGATGATGAGCTTGAAGAGTTTGGCCTTTCTGAAACAATGGCACGCTTTAAAGTTGTTAAAGAAATGGAAGGCAGGGGAATGCGAGGCCTGCTTAATGGCTATGACCACAATGGACGCCCAAAACACTACAAGTTCAAAACTTCAACAATCAACAGAACTAAACAACTCTTTGCGCCGACCTCGTGTGTGGACCAGCACGACATAGAACTTGAGATTCCGAGTCAAAAAGAAATGATTTCTCAAATTTCTGAAAAATCAAGATTATATAAAAAATATTTAAAACACCTATGAGCAAACACATACACATGGCAGGGATCATACCCCTTGCGAATTTTGAGGACACATTTGACGTCAAGTATCCGTGGTGTTTGTTGCCGATAGATCAAGGATTTTCTATGATACAGAAGTCGATATTTGAGTGCGCCATCGCTGGCTGCCAGACTATTTGGATTGTGGCCAACGATGACATGGCCCCAATTATTAGGAAGACAATTGGAGAATGGACTTATGATCCGGTGTATTATTATCGCAAAGAAAAATTCTATAAAGATAAAAGAAAAGAAATTCCAATTTATTATGTCCCTGTCCACCCGAAAGACAGAGATCGTCGTGATTCATATGGCTGGTCAGCCCTCTATGGCATGCACTCAGCATGGTATGTCGCATCAAGATTGTCAAAGTGGGTAGTGCCAGAAAAATACTATGTCTCCTTCCCTCATTCTGCTTTCAACATATATTCATTGCGTTCAATGAGGTCCGATATCATGCATCATGAAAATAACTTCTTTTTGTCCCACGAGGGACAGACAGTGAAAGATAACAAATACTTACCATTCACCATGTTTGGTGAGGACTTCAAGCAATGCAGAAGGCATGTGAATTCTGAGACAACAAAAACTTATTATAATACTAAAGATCACGAAAAATATCCATCCAAAAAATTACCAATTAATGAAAGGTGGTCAGCAAGAAGTTTTGATATAAAGACTGTCTTTTCACAAGTTGACGAAGCCAACTCAAAAATTCATGAATTAGACTGGTTTTGGGATACCGGCGATTGGGATGGATACAGGCAATTTATGGCGAGTGACAATTTTATACAAAGACCTTCAGATAACTTGACAGCACCGCACAAGCACGCTATACTATGTAATACTCAGGAGGTATTAAAATGAATCGAAAAGATTCCAACATTAAATTCGTAGGGCTCCACGCCCATTCAGTAGCCGGCTCAATTTTTGATGCTATCGGCTTTCCACAAGATCATATGGATTTCGCTTATCAAAACGGTTCAGATGCTTTAGCCCTCACCGACCATGGTAATATGAATGGTTTAGCATATCAGGTTTTGCATGCCAAGAAGATGCAGTCAGAAGGCAAAGAGTTTAAGCCTATCTTTGGGTGTGAGGCTTACTTCACGCCGTCTATCGCTGAATGGCGCGAGGCTTATGAGCAGGCCATGGTCGATAAGAAGCGCGCCAAGAGCATTAAGAAAGATGCCCAATCAGGTGCAACAGTTGAGGACGAAGGCAACAGCAAGAAGACTCAAGACATCCTACGCCGGCGGCGCCATCTGGTTCTGTTAGCACAGAATCAGACGGGTCTCAACAATCTGTTCAAGCTTATCTCAGAGTCTTATCAGCCTGAAAACTTTTACCGATACCCGCGTATTGATTACGCTCTCTTGAAGAAGTATAATGAGGGTATTATCGCTGCGTCAGCGTGCCTAGGCGGCGTTTATGCT